ATACCTAATAAAAATAAAGATGGTTACCATGAATCTTTTGAAACCCTTTGGAAGTCTCTTAAAGTTAAAAGGGGAAGTAAGTTTAAAGCGTACAAATTGTGGCAAAAACTTGAAAATGATATGCCTGATATTGATCAAACTTCATTTGTATATAATAAACAAACGCAAAATATTGAGAAAAAATTCATACCTCATTTTGCTACATGGTTATCTGAACGCAGATGGGAAATAGAAGATGATACTGAAGATGCTTTAAAATCAGTAATTACAAGGCTTATTAACCTTGGTTTTACTCATATTGGTAGAGAATCTAATTATGAGAAATTTACCAAAGATGGTAAAAAATTTAAAATAGATGTATTTGATGAAAAAAATATGATATTGCCTGATGAATGAAATTAACGCAAATTCGTTATGGTAGAAATATCATTAAAATAGAATTTAAAAAACTTAATGATTATGATGGTTATTTTGAAACTAAAAAGAAATTGCTAGTTATTGACAAAACCATAAAAGGCGTTAGATTGTTTAATACTATTATTCATGAAATTTTTCATATTATAATGCACTTTGAAAAAATAAATGTTAATCAAAAAGGCGAAGAACCTATAGCAATAGCTGTTGGCAATGGATATACAAAAATCTTTAAACAAAATCCAAAACTATTAAAACAATTAATTAAATTAATGTAAATGCAAATAGAAGAAATAGATATTAATTCAATAAAACCATACAAAAATAATCCAAGAGAAATATCTGAAGAAGCTATAGAAAAAGTTGCTAATTCTATTAAAAATTTTGGAAATAATCAACCTATCGTTATTGATCAAGATAATGTTATAGTGGTCGGTCATACTCGTTGGAAGGCTCTTAAAAAATTAGGCAAAACTAAGGCATCGGTATTAAAGAAAAATTTTAGTAAAAATGATGCAGTTGCTTATAGAATTATGGATAATAGAGCATCTGAAAATAATAAATGGGAAATTGATTTATTAAATAAAGAAATTGAAGCACTTAAATTAGGAAATTTTGATATTTCACTAACAGGTTTTGATGATGATGATTTAAAAATACCATTATCAAATAAAATTACAAATAAAAACATATCTGAATTAAAAGCACACCCTAAAAACTACAAAAAACACCCTGATGATCAATTACAACATTTAATCAATTCTATTAAAGAAAATGGTATATATAGAACAATTATTATAAGTAGTGATAATTATATTCTTGCTGGACATGGTGTTGTTGAGGCTTGTAAAAAATTAAATTTAAAAAAAGTACCAACATTACAATTAAATATAGATAGTAATAATATTAAAGCTTTAAAATTATTAACTGCTGATAATGAAGTTTCACATTTAGGAGAAGTAAACGAAAGAGCATTATCTGAAATTTTAAAAGATGTTTTGGATAAAGATACTTTACTTGGTACAGGTTATGATGAAATGATGTTATCTAATTTAATATTTATAACTAGACCAAAAGAAGAAATAGAAAATATAAATGCGGCACAAGAATGGGTTGGATTACCTGAATATGAACGAAGTGTAAATCCAGAAAAAATCACTGTATCTTTTGAAAATAAAAAAGATCGTGAAAAATTTGCCGAAAAATTAGGAATAAGATTAACCGAAAAAACAAAATCTATTTGGTACCCACACCGAGAAGATGATGATATTAAATCGGTTGAATTTACTGATGAAACCTAAATATCCAATATATGTAATATCCAAAGGTAGATATGACACTTGCCATACTGCTAAATTTTTAATTAAAGATAAAGTTGATTTTAAATTAGTTGTAGAACCACAAGAAGAAGAACAATATAGAAAAAATTTTGGCAAACATGTAACTGTTTTACCATTTAGCAATTTAGGTTTAGGTTCTATTCCAGCTAGAAATTGGTGTTGGGAAGATGCTAAAAAAAATGGTCATTTTAGACATTGGATATTAGATGACAATATTAGATGTATTAAAAGAAATTACAAAGGTAAAAGAATTAATTGTAAATCACAACCAGCATTTATAACTGTTGAAGAATTTACTGATAGATATGAAAATATAGCAATCGCTGGTTTAAATTACACTATGTTTGTAGTAGGTAATAATCCACCATTTTATCACAATGTTCATGTTTATTCATTTTTATTAATTAGGAATGATTTACCTCATAGATGGAGAGGTAGATATAACGAAGATACTGATTTATGTTTACAAGTATTATCTGATAAGTGGTGTACTGTATTAATTAATGCTTTTTGTTGTGAAAAATTAAGAACAATGACCATGAAAGGTGGTAATTCTGACGAACTATACAAAGGCGATGGTAGATTAAAAATGGCTAACAGTTTAAAACGAGTATGGCCACATGTTGTTTCTGTTAATAGAAGATTCCAGCGACCACAACATATGATTGCTTTTAATTGGCGTAAATTTGATACACCTTTAATTAAAAAGAAAAATATAGTAATAAATAAAGAAAATAATGAATTTGGCTTAAAATTAAAGGCAAAAGATGTTATTAAAAGTCTTAGACTACAAAAACTTTATAAAGAATACAATAAAAGGACATAACTATGTCAAGACCAATGAAACCTGTTGATGAAAAAGCTATTGAAAAATTGGCTCAAATGCACTGTACATATGACGAAATTGCAGAATTTTGCGACATATCTACAAAGACATTACAAAGGAATTATGTCCACCTTATTAAAAAGGGTAGAGAGTTGGGCAAAATAAGTTTACGAAGAGCACAATTTGAAAAAGCCATATCAGGAAATGTAGTAATGCAAATATGGTTAGGTAAACAACATCTTGATCAAAAAGAGAAAATAGAACAAACTAACTACAATGAACCATTGCCATTAATAATTGAGGCAAAAGCAGAAGAAATAAAAGATGGCGAAGAAAAAGGGTAACTTATTTGGTGCTACCATAGAGTACACTAAAACAGAAAAAGGTACTTCTATTGGCAGAAAACCAATTACAAGTACTATGAATAAAAATAAACGAAGACAAAGAGGTAAAAAGAAATATCGTGGACAAGGAAAATAAGATTATTGAACAGCTTAAATGGGAACTTGAAGAGGTAAAAAAACAACGAGATAACCTTTTAAAAATTGTAGCCAAAATTAAGAAATTATTAGATTTAAAGTTATTAGTGTGATAATTAAGTCACATGGCTAAATATCAAGGAAAGACTGTAAAAATTAATAAACCCTTTAGAACACCAGGGCAAAGAAAAAAATTTGCTGTTTATGTAAAAAACAGAAGAACAGGTAATGTTAAAAAGGTTCGTTTTGGCGACCCCAACATGAAAATCAAAAAAAATATACCAGCTAGACAAAGATCATTTATGGCTAGACATGGTGCTATATTAAAAAAAGTTACAGGTCAAAAAACATTAGCTCCTGTGTATTGGGCTATTAAGTCATGGCGAAAAGGATTTAAGGTATGATTGATAGATGGTTATATACATTTTTTAGTTGGATAGATTCATGGTTTGATTGGGTAGATAGTTTCTTTATTAAGCCAAAGAAAAAAAGCAAAAAGAAAAAAACTTCTCCTGAAGATTTATTTAATGGAGAATGATATGCGAGATACAAAATCATTAGAAAGCTTTTTAAAAAGAATAGAAAAAGAACTTAAACAAAAAAATATATTCAAACATCTTCGTAAGGAAGTTAATACAGGTGCTAATGGTACTCAAAAATATGTAATAAAAAAAGGTGTAAATAAAGGTAAGGTTGCAGAATGAAAATTAGTGAGAACACAAATATTGGATTACCATTAAGAAACCTATTAGGTTTAATTAGTGCTATTGTAGTTGGTGCTTGGTTCTCATTTGGTGTTATTGAAAGACTTAATCAATTAGAAACTAAAAACCAATTATTTGAACAAGATTTATTAGAGGCTTCAGTACAAAAACCAATCGACCAAGAACAGTTTATGTTGCTAGAACATATTGCTGAACAAGTGGAAAAGTTAGAACAAAACCAAGAACAAAATATGACTAATAAAGTTAATATTGAAAGATTACAATCTGATGTTGAAAGACTAAGAATTGATGTAGAAAAATTAAAAGATTCAGTAAGAGCAAACATAGGTAAATTAAATGGGAATCATTAAATTAGTATTTGCATTATGCTTATTTATAAATGGCGAGTTGGTAGAACATAGAATACAAGATAGCTTATCTACTTGTCTTAAAATGAAACGAGAAGCCACTAGAAATATGGATATGATGAATAAACAACTTATGTGTGGAGAAGTACAAGCTGAAATAGAAACAAACATAGATGGTAGTGAAACAATTAAAAAAATAATTAAGAGTAAATAATGGATAAGATTTTAGGATTTATAGAAGAATATGCAATCAAGGTAAGTACTTGGTGTTGGCATAAAAGACTTGCATTATTAAATAAAAAAAGAAATAGTAAGAAATGAAATTTATTCTTGCATTTACCGTTTGTTCTGCAATTACAGGTTTTTGCAATAACACAATGACAGTTAAACCAGCTTATGATACTTGGACAGAATGTGTAGTGGCTGGTTCTCAATTAACAATTAAATTTGCAGAAAAACAAGAGGAATTGATTAATAAAGATAAATTATATATATCTTATTTCTGTAATGAAAATAACACTTACAAAACCCCAACATAAAGTTTCATCAAGCAAAAAAAGATTTAGAGTATTAGTTTCTGGTAGACGATTTGGTAAAACTTATTTGTGTATTACCGAAATGATGAAATATGCTAGTAAAGTAAAACAAAATATTTGGTATGTGGCACCAACATTTAAAATGGCTAGAGAAATCGTTTGGTCGCAATTAAAAGAAATGCTTTATAGCTTTAATTGGATAGAAAATGTGAATGAATCAAATTTAACCATAACAATTAAAAAAACAGGTAGTAAAATATCATTAAAAGGTTGTGAAAATTACGATGGTTTAAGAGGTAGTGGAATAAACTTTTTAATATTAGACGAATTTGCTGATATTGATGAAAAGGCTTGGACAGAGGTATTAAGAGCATCTGTTGCTGACACGCAAG